GCCACCATACAGCAGATACAGCGGGTGCAGACAGACACAAATAACGACCTGGCTGCGCTGTACATGCTGAAGGTGCAGAAAACGAAAAACGGCATTCCGTATGTTGCCGGTATAGGTGCGGGGATTGAGGATGCTGATGGCCAGCCCCTGAGCAATATACTGCTGCAGGCGGACCGTATCTCGATGATTAACCCGGAGAACGGCAACACCACGCCGCTGTTTGTGGCGCAGGGGAATCAGCTGTTCATGAACGATGTGTTCCTGAAGCGACTGTTTGCAGTAAGCATCACCTCGTCCGGCAATCCCCCGACGTTCTCCCTGACGCCGGACGGCAGGCTGACGGCCCGCAATGCGGACATCAGCGGACATATCAGTGCGAACTCGGGCACGCTCAATAATGTCGTGATAGCGGAGAACTGTACGATAAATGGCACGCTGAAAGCGGAGAACATTATTGGTGATCTTGTGAAATGTGCAGGGGTGGCTTTTCCGGTGGATGGTAGTTACCTTGCGAACGGTACACGAACGCTGACGGTGTATGACGATCACAGCTTTGACCGGCAGATTATAATCCCGCCGATAATCTATGTCGGGTCAAAACAGGAATCCCGTACCAGTAATGACATCTGGACAGAGTGCTTCCTGCATGTTGATCAGAACGGACGCCGGATTTATTCCGGCAGGTCAGTGACAGAGCCGGGAATTTTCAGCGGGATCATCGATATGCCAGCCGGTCATGGTCATATCACCCTGAGTTTTACCGTAAGTTCACGACGTCAGAACGGGAGTTTTGGCAGTTCACGTATCAGTAACCTTCAGGCGATAGTGGTGAAGAAAAACAGCGCGGGGATCAGCATCCGCTGAACATCGCGCCCCGGGATTGCCGGAAGGAGACAAAAACCGTACAGTATGCGCGGGTGCCTTTGGCTGATGGCCGGAGGGAACACCTGAAGGCCGGAAAGACGAAGGCCCCGGACAAACATTCATGTTTAACCCGAGGCCTGACTTTCGATCTTCAGCAAATTGAAGGTTAGCGCCTCTCCGTAAAAGGGGCAAGCGTTATGTCGCAAAAACCGTTAAAAACCACCGTGATTTGTATCACGGTAGTGCTCATTATCTGGATCACCCACAGTTCACTGTGCGAGTTCCGGTTCCGGATAGCGGGCGCGGAGATTGCGGCGTTCTTACAGTGTAAGCAGTAAGAAACCGTGGCGGGGGAGAATATCCCCCGCCGACCGGTTGCTGAGGGTGGTCAGCCGGATGGCACCGTTTTAACACCAACAAACCACAAATTTTACCGCAGGCCGGGAAACCGGTACTGCGGTTTTTTTATGGGGGAAATCCATGACAGTCAGAATATCGGGTGTGCTGAAGGATGGTACGGGAAAAGCGGTACCGGGATGCACGATAGAGCTGAAAGCGCGACGCACAACGGAGACGGTGATTGTCACCACGGTGGCGTATGGTCAGCCGGGGGAAACCGGCAGTTACAGTATGGATGTTGAGCCGGGGTTGTACCGGGTGACGCTGAACACGGAAGGGTACGCGCCGTCATATGTGGGTGACATTCTGGTGAAGGCGGATTCTGCACCGGGAACGCTGAATAAATTTCTGATGGACCTGGAAGACGCACAGTATTACCCGAAAGCCCTTGCAGAGCTGGAAGCGGTGGCAGCGGAAATCCTGAAACGTGCGGAAGCGTCCGCAGCCAGTGCGGAGGAGGCAAAAAAACGGGCAGAGAATGCGCGGGGACCGAAGGGGGATAAGGGGGACACCGGGCCGCAGGGTATTCCCGGGCCAAAAGGCGATACCGGCGAGCGTGGGCCAAAGGGTGAGCGTGGTGAGACAGGACCACAGGGGCTTCAGGGTGTGAAAGGTGAACGGGGAGAGAAGGGCGAAAAAGGCGAGCCGGGAGGGCCGGATGCGACGACGGCACAGAAGGGAATTGTGCAGTTAAGCAGCGCAACGGACAGTGATGATGAAACGAAGGCAGCCACCCCGAAAGCGGTGAAAGCGGCAATGGACAAAGCGGACGGATGCCTGGAGAAAGCGAAAAACGGTGACGATATCCCGGATAAGGTGAAGTTTCTGAACACCGTGGGAGCAGCCAGAGTATACGGGCGGGACATTCATACGGGGGCCGGTGAATGGACCACGAGCGAGTTTGTCGCCTGGCTGAAAGAAAAAGGGGCATTTGACCAGCCTTACTGGATGATGAAGGCATCACTGCCTGCGGGATTCAATAAAGTCATCACGGATGTCGGGCCGGGAAAACTCAATCTGGGTGGCTGTGTCATTGAGGTGATGGGAACGTATGAGGCTGCCATAGTCCGGGTCACCATTGGCGAATACGGTGCAACGGGGTTTATTAATGGCACGGTCTGTACCTGTACGGTTTACGGCGACACACAGTATTTCCACTGGCGGGTGGATTACAGCACAAAAAACAAACCGGATACGGTCAGCCAGCGGGATGCCAGCACGACGCAGAAAGGTGTGGTGCAGTTAAGCAGTGATACTGGCAGTAATGACGAAACAAAGGCAGCCACGCCGAAGGCCGTGAAGGCGGCAATGGATGTGGCAAATGAAGCGAAAACAAAGGCAGAAGAGGCTGCAGCAGGAGGTGGTGTTCCCGGTCCGAAAGGAGAGAAAGGCGACCCCGGAGCACAGGGTCCGAAAGGTGAAACGGGAGCAACAGGTCCCGCTGGTCCGCGGGGAGCGCAGGGACCGAAAGGGGAGAAAGGCGACCCCGGTCCCAGAGGTGAGCGTGGAGAAACCGGGCCGATGGGGCCGCCGGGGGCATCAGGAGATGACGGGAAGAGTCGTGTCATGGGCTTCAGGCTGGGGAATCCGGTAACGTATGAGTTGCAGGAGGGGGACCATGGCTGGTCAGTTAATCTGGCTGATGGTTCAGTCATTACAGGGCTTTCGGGGAACACTCAGGGCGGCGTCAGCCGTGTTACAACGATTTACTACAGGCCGCTGCAGATGACGTTTGATGGCTCTCACTGGCGCACCGTTGGTGTTGGTGAGTATGTGTCGTCAGGAGCGCCGGGGCGTGAGTATTTTTCATTATAAAGCGCATCACCTGTCAGATATGTAACCGGGAGGACTTACAGATGCACATAAAGAATTTCAGACAATACACGCCGGAAAATCCGGATGTGCCGGGTGCGATGTACCTGAAATCAGAGGATGGTCAGGACTGGTATGAGTGTCAGTCGTTATTTTCAGCAGAGACGCTGAAGGTGGTTTATAACAGTGCCGGGGTCATTACCGGCATCAGCAGGGTGGCATCAGTTCTGTGGCCTGTGAACCAGAGTGTGGTGGAGGTGGCGGATACGGAAGAAAACCGCAAAGCTGACATCTCGGGGCGCTGGGGTTTTGACGGGGAGAAAATCACGGACCTGCTGACCGCGGAGAAAGCGCGCGGGATGAAGGGCGATGAAATTAACGCCTGGCGTAATGCGATGGAAGCGGCGAACTACACGTTTGAGCACAATGGGCGTAAATGGGACTACGGGAAGTCAACGCAGACGCGTCTTGAGCCGTCGGTGGCGGCAGCGAAAGCGGGGAAACTGCCGGAGGCGTTTTTCTGGACGGATGCGGAAAACAATGATGTGCCGGTGACAGCAGAAGAGCTTATAGCGCTGAGTGAAGCGGCAGAGCAGGCGATGTTCACCAAAGGGATGGAAATCCACGTCCGGCAGCGCACCATGAAGAAGGAGCTGGAAAAGCTGACCAGTGCGGATGAGATACTGGCATACAGGGTTGGCTGGGCACAGGAATAACAGACAAAAGGATGGGGGACCATCACCTCCCCCATGAACTGCGTTGATTATGTCATTATTGTGAAGGTATACACTATGCCGGACGAATACTGCCACGGAAATGTTAATTCTGTACGTGATGCTGATCTTGTTTCCGGAGCATCCTGTTGATGTGAATAATTTTCAGATTTTCGGAAGTGAGAGTTTGGATATTTCCATATATGCCACAGTTGATGTGTTTTGTGGCGCCTGGCAGTGTGATTAAGGGAACAGGGATAACGAAAAAAGCGGGGGTATCACCACCCCCCGGTACAAGGAAGTATTAACTATAATGGAAACATTAATGAAGACATTCAGTGCTATGTTATATGGCAAATAAAGACTGCCACAGGGAAGTTTGCAGAAACAGTGATGCCGATCGTGTTTCTGTGCTCTTCTCTGATAAGAGTAATTTTTCAGATTTCCGGAAGTCCGTATTTTGCACGGGCCCGGTTGTATGCTTCAGACTGCGGTGGATATCAAGGTCACGGAGTTGGTCGGTTGCAAGGAATAGATTGAGAATTGAGCGTGTTTCTGGCACATGCCTGACTGTAATCATCCCTACAAACTACATTGATGCCAGAAACGCACTGGTAACAGGGCATCGTGTATTTCAGTATGTCCAGTTTTTGTTGCGGTGATTGCATAAAAAATCCCCCTTGAGGGGTGAAATATCACCGGAATTTTCGGCAAGTATTTTTATCGGGTTGAGTGTATTTCTGGGGCTCTGCTGAGGCAATTCACTGAATGTGGCTTTTGTGCTCGCTGGAAATGCACTCATACACTTTTTAACGCGATTTTTTTCAGGCAATAGTTTTTAATTTGTTAGCGTTCTCGCTGTCAGGCACGTTTTGAGCACGTTTCCGACTCTCAGCTACAGCAATCTACGACTAGGGACAGCACTTACGTTTTACTTAGCGCACCGTAAAACTCCGCTCTTCAGGGTAAGGGCTTACATGAAGAAAAAAAATAAACTTGTGAATATGAAAGTAAATACTATAAAAAGATGGTTCCTCTTTTTTCTCACGTGCTGAATAATATAAACAATAGTG